TTCCGACAGCGTTGGAGAGCCAAGCGCAGTCGTCATCAGAAGCCCCTGCATCCCGAACGGCGTATCGCCTTGGACCGGGAACTCTTTGAGAAGCGCTCCGCCCAGATAAATGCGGCGCACGTAGCGGTCGCCAAAATACATCATGCCACCGGCTCCGTGATGATGTAGATTGTGTCATCCGGGAAATCCGAGATCTGGTCATACTCGAATTGCGAAAGATGAATGATGTTCGTGCCTGAGCTGAGATACTGGCTCGCATACTCAACAAATCCCGGCTGGATTGTATTTTCAGGTTTGAACAGGCCGCTGACCAGCAGCAAAGGATCACTCTCATCCGTGACATTCCAGATATTCATTTGATAGATCTTGCCCTCAACCAGCACTGAGACAAGCTCGGGACGAATGACGACAAGCCCATCGGCGCCGGGAATTTCGACAATCGGAGCCCCACCTGCTGTTGGACTGATGGTGAGCGCAATCAGTGAAATCGAGGGCGTAACTGTCACCCGCAATGTTTCAGCGCGGCGCGCCGTGATACTCTTCACAACAGGATTATCCGCGGGGACATCAATCATAAATTCTCTGGGCATGTTCTCATTCCTTTGCGATGGCCGCCAGCGTGCGCGGAGACCAGATTAAGTGGCGGCCGGCATATCCAGATCGAAAGCGGACAGATCAAAGCTGTTGCCGGAAACGACTTCCTGCGAGGCCGTGAGAGCGCCTGTGGCCACCAGAACGCTGGAGCCGTCAGTCAGTGCCCAATGCGTGCCAGTTCCTGTCGCTGTTGCCGTCGCTGCCGAGACCGCAGGAACGGTGACTTTGCGCCCAGTGGCGCTGTTCACCGGCGATCCTGTGTTCACGGTTGCGTTGAGCAAGGTGAAAGTGCTGGTCGCTTCGGCATAGGTTGTCGGCTCTTGTGAGCAGACATCGAGTCGTGTGCCGTTCGTATCCACCCAATCCAGACCTTGATCGCGCGCCTCGGGGTTTAGATAAGCCATGATGCTTTCCTTTGATGTTTGCCCGATCGGGCGTTCATTATTCAGTAGGGGTCGACTTGCCCGTCGACCCCGGCGGTATGATCTTACTCAGCCGATGGCCTTGGTTGCCTTCACGCGACCCACGACAGCCAGCAAGGACCCGCTAGCGGTCATCAACGCCGAGACGGCCTCAACAATCTGGGCTTGATCAACAGGGGTGACGGTGTATCCGAGGACATTTACCCCGGCCCCCAGTAAGGCAATGCCAGCGCCCCAAATCGTTTTTGATGCAAGAATGGACTTTGTGTCTGTAAACATTATTTTTCCTTTCAGAATTTGCGCAGGATTGCGCGGATCATCACAACCACGACGATGATGAGGACTGCGAAGATCAGGAGGGAGATGCCAATCGGATCAGCCATTGGCCTACGCTTCGTTTGTGGAAAGAGCACCTGTGCGGGCCATAGGCGCATCCGCGCCGTTCCAGCCTTCAGGTGCGCGGAAACCGAGCAATCGATCCTTGGAGATCCATGTCTCTGTGACGTTATCGGACTGGTTGCCGCCTAAGACACGGTAGGCCGTGTCACTCTGCCCCGTAAGCAGGGCAACGTGGCCGTTCCAGCTCTTGGTAGGGTGAGTACGCCAGAACACGGCGACAGCGCCGCTGACAGCCTCACAGGCCACCCCGTAGTTAAGCCAAGCCCGCGCACCCAGACGGTTGAACGCCTGCGGCTCCTGTGGCGCGCCCACTGCCATGCAATGCGCTACAAACAGACCGCACCAAGGCACATCATCGCCCGTGTACCACTGGTCAAGGTTTTTGGCCCAACCCATGATCACTGGGTTGTTGCTCGGCCCCGGCACTTCGCGTGTTCCCATGAGGCTTCGGCCTTCCGTGAGCCATGCCGGCGTACTCTCAGACGCGACGGGAACTGGCGCTTGAAGCGCTTCTGAGCCCCAGAGTGATGCGAGGGAAAGCGGGCCCGGATACGGCCGCTCTATAAACCCATGAGACGCCTTGAACCGCGCCATCGCGGTTCGGGTAGCGGGACCCTCGACGCCGTCGATCTGACCTTTGTACCATCCAAGATCAGCGAGCCTACCCTGAGTGGTGGCGAGGATATCTTTCGTGAATTGCATAGCATTTCTCCAATGCTTTAGGCCCCGCAGGCGGGGCAGTGTCGTGTGAATTTTTGGTGGGGTCAGTTTGGCAGGATTGTGAACTGCGCCTCTGGGGACACTTCGGGTCTTACAGTTGGGCAATCAGGGTAGGCGACCCGAACCCACGCACTGCCCTGCCCTGGCAGCACTCCGTCCTCTGCCGGGATGCGCGCGGTGTATTTGATGATCTGAGCCATTATCGGATCAGGCGCGGATGACACTCCCCGCCCCGCCGCGTCCAGGATCGACACGTTCTCGAATCTGTGCAACCGGCCGCCCCCATTGCGAAACATCAGATCCACAGCGGGCTGGCCACAGTCACGCAATTTGAAAAATTGCCATGCAATCTCGACGGTACCACCGGGAGGGCCGTTTTCGACGGAATGCCCGCGCGTCGTGAACCTGATCACCGGACTATTATTCTCGGCACGCTGCGCCTCGAGGCGCTCGATGCGTGCCACGTTCTGGGACTGCATCGCGATGACGTTGGTAATGCTGGAGAGGATATCACGTTGCCCTGCCTGAATGACCTGCTGTTCCGATTGAATTTTCCGGTTGGTCTCCATGCCGCTGCGAATCTCTGTGTAGATCTCGCCCAGCGGGCCGATCGTCATCCCGTAGATAAGAACCGCCGCACCGCAGACGGTCGTGAATGCCCCTGCCACTTTACCGGTCTCAATAATCAGACCGGCCTTCGTTCTTTGTTCGTCAGCCATGCGAACCCCCCTGAGCCATTGCTTCGATATCGTCCATCACCGCCAGCAAGCCCGAAAACATCGCCCTCGCCGATTCCGCCAGCTCCACTCGGCCGCGCAGGGCCTTGACGAACGCCTCAGCCTCAGCGGGCTGCGTGTAGACTACATGTGTGGTCGCAAACCCGACTCGGCCCATAGTGGAGGCAAGCACTCTGCCCCCACGCCGGTGTGCACCGTGCAGGACGTAGGCAGCGGCATTGTAGGCGTTGGGGTTGTTGATGCGGGACGCAAGCGCCTGACTGGCGTCACAAGCGCGCGGTGCAGGCAGCTGCGACAGATCTGCGTTCAGCAAAGCCACCCGGCCCAAATGATCAGGAAAGACCGGGTCGATCACCAAATGCGCCGCCCGGAACGCTGCCAGCCAGTCGGCCCATTCCTGCGCAGTGATCGTGCCATCCGCCATCCTCTGGCCGACAGGGTGTGCTTCGCAGGCGTGGTGTAGGTGACGTGTTTCTTCGTAAAGCGTGCTCATGATAACACCCCCGCCCGATCGAGCGTTCGGCGCGCCCGATCGACTTCAGCCATCCATGCTGAGGCACAGTGATCCAGCTCCTTCCAGAATGGCAGATTTCGGAAAAACCAATCGATCCTGCGCTGCATTCTCACAAAGTCGGGGTCGATATGTGCGCGCGCCGAAAGGGTCTGGTGTGTCGAACCTCCGAAAACGGCTGCGTTAACAAGTCGGCTGCCGGTTTCAGCCAAAGCCACCGCAGTTCGCCAACCGATATAGGCTGCACGGTCCATCAGACAGCCACCTGCTCTGCTGCGATGAACAGCAGATCCATCTGCTCTTCCGTGTAGCCCAGCAGATATCCAAGCTCATCCATGGTCTGAGATGTGCGCTGCCATTCCATGGCGTTCCTGATCGCCTCTTGCATCGCCCAAGGTGTTTCAGGATCGTCGGCAATGGCGTCCAGTGCGGCGCACACCTCTGACCCGAGGGTCAGGCGACCCTGAAGACGCGAGACAATCATCCCCGCGCGCGAGATGGCAAGCAGTTCGGCGTCGGTTGGTCCGTCTTCCGGCTCACGAGCAGCAAGCAGGGTGGCTATTGCTGAAGCTGAATCAGCTCCTTCAGGCATCCACACGATTGTTGTTACAATGTCTTCTCCGGAACCCTCCGAGATCGTCCAGCCCGAAGGTCCGTGTGTGAGTTCTGCTGTTATCATTTTCACATCCAACTGACTGAGATTGTGCGCGTTCCGCCGAGTCGGTTCTCGATCTGAATATCACCAGAGCGGGCCGATACGGTGAGATCGCCGTCCGCACCGGTCGTGCCGGTCAACGTTCCCGTTGTGACGGCAAGACTGGTACCGATCCCTGTGAAAGAAAGTTCGCTTACGGAAAGCGCAGCGCCGCAAGAATATGCGACGATGCCCTGAGCAGCGGGGTTATAAGTTGTCCCGTTTGCAACTGTGATCATCAGAAACCCACCAAGACGCGGTGGAGTAATTGTGGCTACAGCATTGTCCGCAATCACAGTACCCAAAAGACCGTAAGCCGCAGGTTGGTTGGTTCCGGATATCAGTCCATTTGTAGAGAGGATGTTTGGAGCCTGCGATAAGCCGCCAAGGATATCATTGCCCGTCAGGACAATCTCGGAGCCTCCTGACACGACAATATCCGAAGGAGCGTCTACGCCCAGAGATTGCTGGAAAGTCGTAGTTGCTAAGCCAATCGCCGCCGAGACTGAACCGGCATTCACTACAGAAATACGGCTCGCTCGTGCCGCCTCAATTCCAGAAATTCCATACCCAGGAGTTTCGACAGATGTTATTTGAATTTCCGCTCCAGCCTGGGCACGAATAGCAGTAATTCCAGCATCCAGAATTTGCCCCCCCCCAACTGTTACTTTTGCCAATGAGCCGGCAAGAACCCCGAGGCCGAATTTGTCAAAACCAAACCTCCGCGAAAGAGCCTCACCTTCCAAAACGCCCCGCCTATAGAACGCACTGAAGAAACTGTCCTCGTTTGCGCGCACAGCCGTTGGGACAGGTGTATAAATTCCTCCGAGGTAACTTGGATCAACAGGCACAACGCCCCCGTCAAACTCAAAGATAACGCCTAAGATAATTGGGAACGTGCCCGCCTCCACCCTGAATAGGACATGATCACGCTCACCACCCTTGGGAGTTGCAATTAAAAGCCCTGCAGCGGCGACCATTACAACCGGATCATCCGATATGATATTCACAAAGCCGAAGTCCTGCCCCTGGACGAAGATTTGCTCGGACACCACATGCCCCGACAGTATCCGCAGCGTCACGGTAAGGGTGTCGACTTCGGCCCAGTTGGGCTCATAAGCAGGATAGCCTTTCGATATCGCCGCCAAGGCATCACTGATCGAGGCAAAATCCCCAGCGGCACCGATCGTGTATTCAATACTTTCCTGTATAACCTGAAAGGCGTTCTCGGCGATCTCGGCCACACGCGCTTCGTCGGTGAGATACCGCCACTCATCTTCCCAGACAAAGCCCGGCAGACCCTTTGTCTCGTTAAAGGCCAAGCGGCGCTCATTCTCCGGGGCAGTCGGATCTGGAAGATCCTCCTCCGCATAGCCCTGAAGCGTGATCTCGGAGATTAGAACCTCAATCAACTCGGTGATCGTGGATTCCGCGATGTGCTGGCGCCACTCGACGCCATCCGAAAAATAGAGGTTGATATTTTCGGTTGCCGAAATGCCCGCAACCACCGAGCCGATATACGGCGCGGGATCCAAGGGGATTGGCAGCGGGTAGATAAAGCTCTGGCCAATCGTTCCAGCTTTGCCGCTGAGGTACTTTTCAATCATCTTAGAGGACCCCGATGTGTTCTGAGCTGAGTTTTTCCTCAGCAAACCCAGTCACATCGAACACGTTAGCCGCCGAAGCTGTCACGCGCAGGCGGTCCCCGTTCAGGCCACCGGGAATGCGCTTTAGCAGAGACATGCCCTGCGTCGGGATCGCGGCCGTCTCTCCCGCTGGAACCGTAACCACAGCGAATGACACTGAGGTCCCCGCTTCAGTTGCGAGCTCGACTGTGATTGTCGCAGTCGCAGCACTCTTGTTGCGCGCATAGATCGGGGTGAGAAAAAACACCTCGCCGGGGCGGATCGCGCGCCCTGCGTCAAGAGGGTCACGGGTTGCAAACGCTTGGGAGGTGTCGGGCACGGAAAAGTCCGGGGCCTCGGCAATTGTGGTGACGGATGCCGGTACGTTCGTCCGGGAGACCGATACCGCCTTTCCGGTAGAGGGGGTCTTACAGGTAATGCGGGCCATAGCTCAAAAACTCCTTGCGATTGCGGAACGGGTCGCGATGCGGCGTACCGCCTGCTCAAAAGGCGGGCCGCCCAGCTCGCCAGTATCCGCGGAAATAGTAAGCCCCCCGACGAACAGGGCGTTGCCCTGATCGTCCTGGCCAGATGCGGTCACGACGCCTTCGTTTGTTTCTAGGAGGCTGTCGCGGATCGGTGTCGCGTTGATCGCAGGAGGGATCTTCGTCAGAGCCACACCTGACATGACTGCCGTCCAAGTGTGTCCGATTGCTGTAATCTTGGACGGCTCTTTGCGGGTGACCGGCGCATTCAGTGTGCTGTTGAGCGCTGCGACCAGCGCAGTGATGATCCCATCAGCGGTGGTGTTCACCTCGGAGAGCACATTCATGCTGTTACGCATGAAGTTGAAGCTGAAGACGAACGCCGAAAGCTTGTCTGCAGAAAATGCCAGCCCGCCCACGGTGTTGAAGAGGCCCTTGGCAAAGTCGATCATCGGCTGTTCGTTTGCGTACTCCAGCACCCAGCGGATGCACCGCACGAAGAGAGCCGCGTCGTTTCGCGTGTATGCCTCATCCTCGGCGTTCCATGTGGCGGTGTACCCGCCCGCGACCAGTGCATCCCACATATCATCGATAATAGTTTCCTGCGAAGCCCCGATCGCGTCTGCAGCCGCTTGCTGCACGCTCAGCGTAGCACCGGACTCGTTTGCAATGACGATCAGCCGGAAGCCATCCGCCTGCATCGAGAAATCACCGAACTGCGTGGAGCACGCTGAAAGGATACCCTGCCCCCCGCTCAGCGCGAGGTGGTGCTTATGCGACCACATCGATACAGCGTTCACGGCGTTATAGAGCCCGCCGTTCTTTGCGCAGTAGCCGATGCCGTTCGGGCTGACCGGTGTGGCACCCCATGCCATGATGTTTGGAAAAATGCTGTACTGGCTGCACACCGCGCCATCTGCAAGGATCACGCCTCCGCCCAGCCCAACAGCGGGATTGCCATTTTCCCGATCCAGCGGCGGAGCGACCAGCCCCCACGTGACCACGTTGCGCACGGCAACCTTGTGGACGTATGGCACCCTACGGATCACTGCACCCGGACGGAAGCTGGCAAAGAAGCCTTCGGTGGGATCCGTCAGGCTGTCGACCTGAAACCCTTCGGACAGCACCCCCTCAATGAAACACCCGCTACCCATCCTGAAAAGGTTCCGCGTCTCGAAACCCGATTCAGGTCGGAATATCCACGCACGATGCACCGCGCGGATCACAGTATTGTCAGGCATATCGAGATGCCCTTCGGTAATGGCGTTTTGGTTTGCGCCCAGAAGATCGATCAAGGTCAAATCACCGCCCCGAGTCCCCGCGATCTCGAGCGCACGCTCGATGCTGGCGACGGACGATGCAACCGACCCGCCCAGTAAACCGTCGTTTCCGTTTTCGTGAACGTATATTACGTTTGCTACGTTGGCGGCGGCGGCGCTGGTGATCTGGCCCGCATTGTTCCACTGGTCATTCGCCCATACAAATATTGTGATCTGATCGCCAGACAGCAAACCCCAGGTATCGCCCTCGTCAGCCGTGACCGGTCTGTCGGCAATGTTTGCAGACGCGCCATCGGTCAGCGCAAACTGAAGGCTGAATCCTGCATCTCCTCTAGGGCCCGGAAAACCCCGAAGCCCACGCGGGCCCAGCGGCAGCGATGTGAACGCTTCGCGTAGATCGCGCTTGCTGATTGGCTTCTTGGCAGTTGATCGATCCCCGATCGGCAAAATCCCCTCGCCGCCGAAACCGTCGTCTGTGTAGCCTTCGTGGTCGCGCAAAAGCCGGTTGATCTTATTTGTGAACTCGACTGACATTCAGCCCTCCATGCAGAAACGGCCCGCAAAGCAGGCGTTTTTCGGTATCGCAGTGATCAGGATCAGGGTGTGGTGATCGTCGCGGGCCCCGTTGGCGCGCCCTCAACACCAGAGACATTCGCTGCCGCGATCCAATATGTGTAGTCAGTGGCAGCGGCAGCTGTCGCATCCTGAAATTCAGATATCTGGCCGGACACTCCACCCGTCTGACCGATCAGATCAGCACTGTTAAAATCCGTGCCGGTGCTGCGATAGACGCGCAGCGTGAAAAAGCCTGTCGCGGGGTTGCGCCAGCTCAGGGCAACGGCGTCCATGCCGTTTGACGCATTCAGATCAATCGGTGCACCAGGCGCTGTGCTGTCGATGCGGATGGTGATCGGGCCCAGATATATCCAGATGTCGGGCTGATCAAAGACGCCCCTGAAGCGCGCCTCCGCCTCGTATTCCAGCCCGTCCTCAACAGCGCCTGACTGTGCGCTGTAAGCTGTCGCCTGCATGTCGATCCAAGCCGTCGCACCGGTTCTCCGGTACCGGGCCTGCAGAGTGATGTCCGTGCGCCCCGCGACCGGCACGGCATCGACTTCAAGCACCGCCTGCTGGACCCCTGCGGAGACCTGAACGATGCGCTGCGTCAACACGGCCGATATCGGGGGCGCAAAGTTGCCCTCACCTTCAGGCAGTGGTGTAGGCGCAGCGCCTTCATCCGCGATCGGCCGCTCATCAGATGCCCGGTCGACCTTCGCCAGCTCAATCCGGCACTCAAGCTCAACCGGATCAAACTCGTGATCCAATACCTCGTATTCCCCTAAGATCGCACGCCCGGACCCATCTTCAGGACGATAGTCCAGATTGATGGTGTGCCGCCGCCCGTTTTGAGCGGGGAACCGTGCCTTGAGGCCAACAAGGTTCGTGATGATCTCGACCCGGGCCCGATTGTCATTGTAAATCTGCTGTTTTGCCAGATGCCGCGCCTGCGAACGATTTGGGCACATTTCCATCCGGTACTCTTGAACAATCTCACCCTCGATCGTCAGGCGATCCTCATCCCGCCAGGCATCGACTTCCGTGAGCTCGTAATTCTGCGAGGCGTCGAGATGAAACACGCGCAGGACGTTGTAGCCTTCGCGCTCGCTGATCGCCTCATTGGTCTGGATCTCCCGGATATCCTTGGCCGTGATCGTGCATGAGGGAAATCCGAAGCGTCCACCGATCAAACCGACAGTGCCATCCTGCATTTCATAGGCGCGGATACCGCTGCTACCATGCATTCTGTCGAGCACGTCGATTGGCCCCTCATCGAGCGTCCAGTATCCCCAAAGCCTCAGACTTGGCGCTGTGCCGCCCGCAAGCTGCGGGATTGGAATGTCGCACTCCTTTGCCATTGCCTCGACACTAGGCCAGTTCACATCGAGACGATCGAGCTTGTATCCATCAGGATGGGTCAGAAAGTGCGTGATCGCCAGCGCTGCATTATCGCTGTAGGCTTCCACATCAGTACGTGGATCATAGACCGCCTGCCCCTTGATCACCCATTGCAGCGATGTGTTGTAGGCTTTTGGAAAGATCCTGCTGAAATCCTCGCCACCGGGGGCCTTTAGGCTTGCAAGGAAGGTTGCCTGCCCGGTGAGCTTGCGGTCCGTGTTCCAGTACGTGAAGTTGGAGAGCAGCTGATTGTAATTACCACCAAGCCCCGCTCCGTCGCGGATTTTGCATGTCAGGTATTCCACGAACGATCCCTCGACGGGAACACCTAACGCGTCGAGCTCCACTTCGCGACCATCCACCCGAAGCGCAGAGAATTCTGTGATCTTCCCATGGGAGACAAGTACCAGCTGATAGAGGATTCCGTCTTTCACATCAAAAAGAGCGCGGATACCACCTGCAAGGTTCTCGCCGATATAGATGCGGCGCGGCGCTTCCGTCTGGTTGATCACCGCCTGTATTTCAGCGCGGGGAATACTTACACTTGGCGCAAGGAGCCGCGAAATCGCGGCGCTGATCAGTGCCCCACCGATCTGAGCGACGGCAAGTCCGACATTTACCGCCGTCGCAAAGCTCAGTCCCGCAGCTGCTGCGAGATAGGATCCGGCATAGGCTAGCCCATAGGCGATCGCTGTGAATATCGCCATTAGGAAAGCCGCTTTATCATCTGAATTTCCGCCATTTTATAGCCGCGCCGCTCTAACATCAGCTGCACCGTCGAGGATGCGCAGGACATTTTCAGCATCGTAGCCCCCTGCTCTTGCGCCCAGACCTCCAGCGCGCTCAAAAGGCGCAGGCCGCTGCCGTCCTCCGCATACCAGCCAAATTCAAAAGCAACCGGATCTGGGCTGATCACGGTCTGTATGACCTGACCGGCGATAAACCCGCCTTCCGACATCAGAACAGCTCCGTCAGGCCCTTTGATCAACCCTGCCAGCGTTTGGCCTGTCTTGAGCCTGCACACGCGCTGAGGTCCGCGAACGAAGGCCACCAGCTGCTCCGTCATATCGATGACGCGAGGAATATCCTGCACTGTTGCGGGCCGGATCATCCGCCCGGCACCCAGGTGATCGCCTTGTCTTTTAGAGACGCCAGCAGCGCGAGGCCGGTATCGCCGGGATACCGCGCGCGCTGGTCAGCGTCAGTCCACCTACCGTAGGGCGGCTTGCCTTGCTTGGACATCTTGCCATAAGCCTCCAGCTCGATGTTCCGGCTTTCTGAAGACGAAGTGCTGCGCATGTCCTTCATGCGCCCCACAAACATGCTGATAGGGCCACCGATCAGCCGCCCATGATGATCACCGTCCACCTCTACGGTGGAGAAGAGCTGGTAGAGCACCTGACAGCGGCGATTGTTGACCTCTGTCGCCTGCCCGTCACAGCGCGCGACCATTTCAGCAGAGGCGTTCGGGATGTCAAAGCGCACCATCCCGGCACTCATTCCGTATGTTAGAACCATGGACGAGATCTTGATCACGTCTCCGGTGCCCTGATAATCGATACCCCCCACTGTCAGCGGGCCGTAGCCAAGCCACCAGTTTTGCGGGTTTGTCGTAAAATCCATTTGACACAGAATCGTGCAACCCACATCGCCACGGCGCAAAACTTCATCAGGAATATCGATGATGTTCATCAGAACGCCTCGACAAAGGACACGCTTCCGAACTTGACGACATCGATGCTGGCGCCGATCTGATCTCCCGTCTCCATCCGGCATCGCAGCTGGAGGTGATCCACGACCACAACCTTTCCCTGAAGATGGTCCCCACGGATGTTAGGCATTACGGACACCCTAGCTGCCGTCGCACTCTCTGCGATCGCAGAGACCTTCGTGACCTGATAAAGCCGATCATCCAGCGTTACATAGTGCCCCGGCCAAAGCTGCGACAACTCTGGTGTGTCGATATCAATGAAGCTGTCACGGTGCGAAGCGTTGGTACGCAGGGTGAAGCCTTCGAAGACCGCCCCGTCCCACCCGACGTGATCAAACGTGTATCTTTGCGCAGAAAAATTCGGGCGCAGCATTCGGCCTGTAGATTCGTTGGGATACCAATTGGACACGACAGGCACCACACAGGTCGCACCCGCGGCCTCCATTTGTGTCACGAACGAGGACAGCGCCAGCTGGGCATGCATGTCTTTCGCAATCAGGTTCATGTCCAGCTTCCACAAACCGTTGAGAGTCGGTTTACCAAAAGCTTCGCCGTCGATG